GTAACAAAACTTTAACAAATTTGTTACTTAGGTACAGTGGCATCAATGCCGTCTACGTACTCCATCATACCACCAAGGGCAGCATCATCAAGATCACCAAATGGTTTAAACTTACCACTTAGAATATCTGCTTCAAGCATTTCCATTTGTTGACGTAGTGCCAATGGCATATTAGTATAGTCTGCCATTTGTACCATTCCGGTATCCATACCACCCCAAGTATTACTTTCAGTCCAAGTGCCATTCATGGCTGCTCTGACTCTGGAGATATAATACGAATCCCAAACGTCTAGGATAGCTGTAAGCTGAGCTTTTGGTGCAAACTTAATCTGATCACTAGCCTGGCCAAATCCTACAACACCCATCTTTTCAGCAGTTTGAAGTGGTGCTGGAGAATCAGTATGCTGTGTGATAATATCAGCGCCTTCACTAATTAGTACCTTTGCCGCATCTGCTTCTTTGCCTGGATCGTACCAAGTGTTCACCCACACAATATCGATATCAAAGTCTGGATTTACCGAGGTAGCACCAAGATAGAAAGAATTGATTCCACGAATAACTTCTGGAATCGGGAAGGATGCGATATAACCTGCCTTACCTGCCTTTGACATGGTGCCAGCAATTACGCCTTGAATATATCTACCTTCGTAGAACCTGCTTGAGTAGACAGACATGTTTGGTGCTGTCTTATACCCAGTAGCGTGTTCGAACTTCACGTCTGGAAACTCTTTAGCAACCTTAAGCATAGATTCCATGTAACCAAACGATGTTGCGAAGATAATATCAACACCTTCTTGTGCCATCTGACGAATGACTCTTTCGGCATCAGGACCATACTTTACGCTTTCAACGTATACGGTTTTGACCATATCGCCGAATTCTTCTTCAATTGCTAGTCTGCCTTTATCGTGCATGTATGTCCAACCATGATCGCCGATCGGACCAACATAAACGAATCCAACAGTAATATGTGGATTAGCTACACTAGAAGTAGCAAATCCGAGAGTGGAAAGCAGGAATGCACCTGCAATCATTAGTTTGCGGATCATTTATTTCTCCAATGTTTATGTTAGGTTTATTTCTTAAATGAAAGAGTGTGTTGTCTTCCATTGTAAGTGAATGTGATAGTACTATGAGAATAGACTGTTTGTCTTTGCTCATTATATCTGGTTTCAGTTCTACAAACTGGACCAGAATTCTTATTGTTCTCGTTATTTAGGATTCCACCGATGAATGCACCCATAGCGCCTCCACCGTTTTCACCTGGAATATTGTTACCAATAGCTCCACCAATAATCGCACCCTCAATGAAGTTCTGCAATTCAGACTTTCCGTTTCCTCCACCTTGAGAGCAGACTTCAACAGTGTATGGCTGTTGAACGATTACGTCTTTATAGTGGTCATTAATATTATTAGCTTGAGCTCCGGCACTACTTGCCGCGATCAAGACCAAGCTGCTTGCGAAGATTGTGGTTTTCATCTGCTAACTCCTTTACTCTCATTTGCAGGTTATGTATTTCACCTTGTTGATCGGCAATGTTTCTGCGTAGCATAGTGATTTCTCCGTCCTTACCGACGATTTCTTTACGATACAACTCAAGTTCAGTCATCTCGTGATTTTGTTTTAGTGGGATTCCGAATGTTGATGTTTCCATTTGTCAAATAGCTCCTCTTGTAAATGATATGCTTCTATTTCGCAAGGTCTTTCTAAGTATGGAGTACTTTCATCAAAGCCACCTTGCCCTCTCTCGTACTGGCGTACATGTACCATTTCATGAAATACTGCAGTGACAAGATCATCAATATCTAAGTTCTTTTGCAATTCAATTACATGCATTCCTCGATCAATAAATTCGTGGAATCCATCAACGTCACCTTCTAAGTTTTGTAAATAAAACTCTACGTCTAGGTTTTTCTTCTTAGGCATCAATTCTTCGACTGCAAACCAGAAAGCATCTTCAACAGCAGTTCTTTCAGACTTGTGACCACCGTTGGTATTACAGTAAATCATAATGGTTACCTTTTTCTTTATTTAGTATTATTATACCATAATGAAAGTAAAAAGTAAACCTTTTTATGCATCTGAAACTTGCATTACTGGAAGCCCGTCTTTATCGTATTTAGTAGTATCTATTTCAGATTCTGGCTTATACACACGACAGGTTACATTATCGCCATGTTTTACTTTAAATTTGTCATGCGTGTGGTGAAGTACGAACTGCACGTTTGAAAACTCCTCCCACATTGCGGTCCAGATAGGACGCCAAAATGTTGCCAATCTGTTGTTATTGATATTGCCTCTATCTGAATCCAATACAAGATCAGAAAAACTTCTCATATTAAAATCGAAAATAGAATCGAATCCATACATATGTACTTCATCAGGTTTGAATTTTGTACATGCATAGTGTGTAGCTACGTGGCCACAATTGAAATTAGTATAGCCTTGTCCTAAGTCACCATTTGGAATAGCGTATTTTGGAAGAGTCGTATAGAACTCCTTGACTTGGTGAGCTACTTTCATATACCATTCAGGGTGATCACTCATCCATTTCTTAGGTCTGTATCCACATACCCACTGGCCATCGACAATAACGTTACCTTTCATCATGGCATTCATAAATTTAAAATCAACCATGACAGTACACCATTTTTCTTCAATAGGAAACGGTGTCTGATTACACGCAATCTTCAAACCTTTTCTCGGTTCTCTCATATACAAACTTGCATTATCACCGTTGCCAATAATATGAACAACTCTAGGCATTCATCATACTCCTAATTCTATCCTTGCCTTTCTTTCCCGTCCAATGAATAATCTTTGCATTTTTAGCCGGCTGATCATCATTTTCAATCTGCAGTCTAAGCCAGTTGTATTCATTCGGTAGTGGTTCTATATATGTCAATCTTCCGATAGGATCGAGCATAGCCTGTAGAGTTTCCTGATCACCTACATCTGGATTTTCTTGAACCTGCTTTGCCCATTGATATAGGATATTTGGTTTGTCCACAAATCCTACAACACCAGAATTGTACCAACTTCCACCTCTTCTCATACTCCACGGTTTATCCTCAACCATGCCAAGCTTACCCGGCTTGAGCATATTGAAGAGAGGAGAAAGATCGCCTAAGATTTGACAATCAGTATCCAGCCACACAGTCTTTTTAGCCGGTGCATGGATCATGGCCTTCGGCTTTTTAAACCAGCCAAGTTCATTGATATTTGTCAGATTAATTACAGCGTGTACATTATCTCTTACATAATCGAGATCACGTACACCAAAGTCTGCAAAGATAAGAGGTGAATCATTATGTGCTTTGTAGTTTTCAAAGAACCAAGGTAGCATCCATTCCGTTGCAGTATCGCAACCAGTTAGAAATGCTTGATCATATAATTTGGTAGTCGTCATTATAATTATGTTTCGCTAAACATCCTGTTTCATTTTGAATAGTAGTAAAAGAATCTTTTGCTTCAATAGGCCAAGGATAACATTCCTTCAATACATCCGGGAATCTACTATTATGTATAAACACGTCTGTAGGCCCTGCATCAACATAGGCTCTATTCAAAAGAAGCTCTGCTCCAAACGGTGTAATCATGTAACCGTGTGCACCAGGAAAATATTCTTTTGAAACCAAACGACCTTCACCTAAGAAATTTGGTGTCTTAAACTTACCATACGAAGGTTTCCCTAGATTTACAATATGTCCGTGAATTGTATTAGGCAGTGCATTTACAAAGACTGCATCATGTTCTAGAATCAGGTACGCACTTTTACCTTCTGCACACTGCTGCCACAATTTATGATGAGATGCAAATGCACATCTTACTGGATCAATCCGTGAATACTTTTCATAGAAATGTTGTTGTGGTATATTATTGTTATTGAAGTGTGCATCAATATCCAAAGTGTCCGGAGTATATCCCGGCACCATAGTTACATGTACACCATGCCTTTCACCAGATCTAACACAGCGTTCTGCCATGTCGTCTGCTTTTCCTTTAACGTATATGCAATAAGCTTCTAATTTCATTTTGTTGTTGTACTCGCAATTCCTTGTACACCTGTCCAATAGTGTCTGGTTTGACCAAGTTTAGATACAAGCTGTCTACACATTAATGCATCGTTAGGCCAACATCCGTGTTCTTTTGTCAGGTCTATCATTGTTTGAGCCCCTTCAGGCTTCATATAATAACTTGAGTTTCCGGCAATACCTTGAGGTATCTGATAATCATCAATCAGAGGAGCCTTGACAATCTCACCTTCTGATTCCTGTACAACTCTATCGTATGCATTTGCCATACGAGTAGCACCGGCTGGACTATTTAATCCTATAATATTATACCACGAATTTTCGAATTTGTCAAGGGGTAAATTTTCTTTTGAATTGAAATAAAGAGAATCATGTTCGTGAATAATAACAGGCTCACCATATTTTACACATCTCAGCCACAGCATGTAGTGAGATATAAAACACCCCATCCTCTTCTTTGGATCTGCTGTAGCATAAGCATTGTGGATCAAACCACTCTTAAAATCAAATTCTGTTCCAGTCCAAGGATAGGTCCATTTTAATTTATACTTCTTCATAAGACGGTCCACTTGCTCCGGCGTAATTGCATCGAATATGTGGCCCTGAACATTATTAGGCATAGAATCTATCAGTCGAGCCGCGGCTCTTTCTGAAGACGTATTGCCTTTCAATGTTATGATGTAAGCGTTAACCATATTTTTCCTCTAATTCTGGCAACCTATGTTTTATATATTCATAGGGTATAGATTGCTTCTCCTCTGTTGTAATCCCTGCATATCCTGCATACCAAGAAACACGATACCAATTTCTATCATTCAATTGTTTGGATAGTTCATAAGCTTCATTATAAGTCCAGTCTTTACTTTTCCACATAGTTGACTTAAGCTTTTTAGTGGGAGTCATAATATCCTTCCCGGCGATTTCAAATCCATAGTCGGCCATGTTTTCGCCAAAGGCACTGAGATTAGCACCGCTTGTAGAAATTTCCAATGGATACCAAACAATATGCCCATTGTAATATTCTTTCAACCATTCATGAGATTCAATGCATTCGCTTGGTGTACTATGAGGAAGTCCTACTATCATAGACACTGATGGCCACCAATCTACCTCCGCTTCTTGAAACTTACTTTTTACTTTTAAAAGAGTTTCTTTTGCTATCTCAGCTTGTTTGCCTTTGCCAATAATCTTGGCTGCTTTTAGGTTGAATGTTTCAATGCCATAATGTTGGCCAACCAGCTTGGACTCAATCATCATGTCTATCTGTTCAGGATAACTCCAAACAAGATCCAACCTGCAAAAGGCAGAAAACTTTGCTTCGAAGTCAAGCTTATTTTGTATCTGTACAAGCTTATCAAGTTTTTCAAGACGATCATTAAATGTTTCGTCTGCCATAATGTAGTTGGTGATTCCAAACTGATCATAGTTTCTATTAAGCTGATCTACAGATTTTTGTATATCCTTTTGGCTTGTGTCTTGAGGTATACCTAAGATAGGAAAGTTGCAAAACTTACATTTAAATCTACAACCTCTACTAAATTCTAAAGTTCCAATCTCATTCTTACCTATGTGATCTTCTTTTCTATATTCATAGTTGTAATCTTCTTTTGGCCAAGATGGATAAGAATGAATAGCGTCAACAATCTTTGTACGACCTGAGTATTTAAATTCTAGATCGTTATTTAAAAAATAGTGTTCAAGTACTTTTATTAAAGCGTTTTCGCCGTATCCATAAACAGAATAATCGACTGTATATTCGTCAATCGTTGTAGGATCCATTCCGCCTACGATAATAGGCCTATCAGGTAAAATAGATTTTAAGTGTCTAGTAATATTAAAAAGATCATCATACTGAAGGAATGTATTTGAAACAGTAATAAAGTCCGGATAGTATTGTTTTGCAACACTGCTTAATCTTTTTAAGTCTTCTCCTTCAAAAAAAGTAATAAAGTCTACGATCTCTACATCAATATTATTTTTTTCTAATTCTTCTCGTAAGATATACGCTCCAGGCAATCTAATGGTTCCAAATGCATGGTGCTCAACAGAAAGATCAACCCTTCTGCTTCCTGATATCATCAGGCATTTCAAACCTAGATCTTCTAGCATTAAACATCCTCAATGATACCCTGTTCAACGAGATCAAGATAGTTTTGATCGCGGCCTTTAGGTTTATGCCTGACATGAATCATATTTGCGTTTTCAGGATTAGGTAGGTAGCTACTGTAATCCCAGCTTTCATCTAAATATTTATCTAATTTGAATTTTGCTTTTACACACAACACATGAAATATTCCTTCGTCAACATAAGGACGAGGACTAATATGTTCAAACACTTTTCTCATAGCCGGATTAATTTGTTTTCTCATGAGTTGTCTAAACTCCCGAGGCATGACATAAATTGCACCTGACCACATAGGATATTCAGGATTGCCAAGCCTTGGAAACTCCTGAATAAAAGCAGGAAGTTGTCTATCTCTATGCACATCGTCAAATGGTGCAATACCTTTTTCTTCAAACACATTCTTTGTGCATGAAGTAGTTACAAACTTATCCGTGTCTAGAACAACTACGGTATCATATTCATCATACTCTTCGTTGATTGCAGCACACTTCTGGCACTGGCCACGCAGGCCTTCTTGAAATGGTGCACCATCGAGTAGCTTATACTCAGCCCCTAGCTTATCTGCATATTTTTGTATATTGTTAACGCTCTTCTCTACGATGAAAGGAAGCCTTCCACCTCGTGCTTCCATCTCTTCAATAACCTTTGGCCGAAAGGGGTGGAAGTGTTGTAGGATAATATTCTTCATAATACTCTCAATCCGTGAGTTTGTTTGACATACGATTCGATATTGTTTTTTCTGGACGAGCCACAGAAGTGTAGGAGTGTAGCTTTTGGATGTGCTTCTTCTGGCAGATCACAAAATCTATCATGTGGTACCTGCAATTCTTTCTTATCTTTTAAGGCTCCACTAGTATGTATCATGTAATGAAGAGTCTGCTCATCATTTGGAGGCATAGACGTATTGTAACTTGATAGATTAGGATTGCTCATATTTTCTTTTACAAATTCTTCTGTAGGTACATGTTTTCTTAATGCAATCCTTTCTTCTCTTGTCAACTTGACAAAGTTACCAAAGAAGAGTGGTGACCCTTGTTTATAAAGGTTAGGCCAGTATCTACCTTGCTTACTATTCTGCTCGGACTTCATTGCTTTTAAATGCAATCTTCCGATACCTTCAAAGTCAAAACAATTGCTTTTGATTCCGCTATACACCATATCACTGTCAAGCATAACTACATCATCGTACTTATCGTATTCTTCAAGTACAATTGCAATCTTTTGAGATACTGCACCACGAAACTCGCCCATAGGCCAGCCAGAAATAAGTCTATACTCTACGCCAATGTCCTTAGCATAGAGTTTAATTGTTTCGGTTGCAAGTCTTGCCCATTCGGGCATCTTGTTATTCCAATGTTGCAGGATTAGATTTGCCATTCACTTACCGGCAGATTCACTACTCTATGAATCTTGTCCTCACTCCAGTTGTCTGCACCATTCAATTGAATGTGTACAAAGTTACAATTATCTTTGCGAAGATCAATCACCGGCCTTGGCGCTGTCTTGTGTCCTGGATCATAGTGTACAGAACTATTCCACTTATACGGTATAGTCTTCCAATTGAAGTCACACACTTCCAACATAGCATGAATGTATGGCTGATCGCATGTATAGAATGCTGGCATGTTAAATGCATTCATTAGTTTAACATACTTTCCAAAATCAAAAAAGTCTTCTCTTGCTTTTTCCATTCCAGTTTTTGACCAGAGAATCATACCAGAATTGTATACCTTCGGTAGACCGGAACTCGTACGTGGCATTTTTACAGGCCATTTCTTTTCTACAAGCTCGACCCATCTTTCGTCGTTGGCATTATTGATACCACCTCCGATAGTGTATTTGCTTCTTGCGAGTGGTGCATTTGGTTCTTCGCAGATTCCAATCTCCACCATCTCGTCATCAAACATTTCAAAGATATTTTCAGTACAATTATCTCTAGGAACTACATCACAGTCTGCATACATTACATAGTCATAATCACCATGCTCATATACAGGCTTGAATTTTCCATAGTTTGGAGAATAGGATCCTAGGTCAGTACGGAATTGTGGATTGTGTTCATAGATGTGTTCGGCTCCAATCTTATCGGCATAATCCTTCATAAGTTTTACACCGGCAAGATTGCCTTTTCTTTCTTCTCCATCCCAACACTGATAGATTAACGTTTTCATTACCACCTCGGAGACGTCATAATATTTTCTTTTTTAAGATTCTCTTGCATCTTTGCAGCAATGTATCTTACATCATCGATAAGATTCATACTCAAAGTAATAGGTTCAAACCCTAGACTCTTCAATCCAGTGTTATCAACTTCAAGATCATTCTCTGGCATTTCCTTTCTAGGATTGTCGTGATAAATGATCTTACTACCATACTTATTAGAGATTAACTCAGCCAGTTCTTTTACCTGTCTTACTTCTGAAACCTGATTGAAGATACGGACTTTCTTTCCATCCGGCTCTTCTTGAATTGCAAGGTTGACACAGTTTGCAGTATCTTGAATATGAATGAATGCTCTCTTCTGTCCACCGGTTCCATAAACTGTCAGGTCGTTTCCGGTTGCAGCCTGTGAAATAAATCGATTGAGAACTGTACCATACACGCCATCATAGTCAAACCTATTAACGAGCTTTTCACTCATCATAGTTTCTTCGGTTTGTGTACCCCATACAATTCCTTGATGCAGGTCAGTAATCTTTAGTCCCCAGTTTTTATTGTAAAATTGGAATAGAAGTTGGTCCAAAGACTTAGTCATATGATATACACTACCTGGGTTTGTAGGATACAGAATGCTTGTATCCTCACCTGTAGCAGGTATGTTAATATCTAAATAGCCCTCAGGGATCGCTCCGAACTCTTTTGAATAGCCATATACACCCATGGTGCCCAGGTGCACTAGGTGCGTATTAGGACTGTGATCTACAATTGCATTCAATACATTATGAGTACCGGTAACATTATTATCAACCGTATACCTTCTTTCATGCTGACCAAGCATAGAATATGGTGCGGCTCTTTGTTCTGCAAAGTGTACAATCACTTCAGGCTTTAGTTCGTTAACGGCCTTTGCAAGATAACCATAGTTGGTAATATCAATGTTCCAATAACGAATATCCCAACCAAGCTCACGAGCTACATCTAATCTCGTACCGATTGGAGAAATTTCTGTAAGTGAATTGCTATTGAGTTCTTCGTCGATTCTTCTTCTCGACATATTGTCTATAATATAGACTTCATGGCCTTCCTTGGCGAGCTTCAATGAGGTAGGCCAACCACAAAAGCCATCACCGCCTAATACAAATATTCTCATTTAAAAAATTCAACCCCACCCTGATGCTCATCAGGATTATATTTAGGTCGATAGCCTAGGCAGTATTCTTCTGCCAATCCATCGGCTTCAGATTCATGTACAGCTTGTATTTTACTAATTAGCTTGTCATTCTTATAGTATGCCACATAGTACTGACCACTGTCATTTATAACTGTTGCTGATCTATCCTTATAAGAATCAACTCCCATGTGTTCAGACATAATCATAGTATCTCCTTCTTTAAAAATTTAACATTCTCGCCTCTATCAGGCAATTTGTCTTTCAAAAAGAAATGTACAAAATGGCACTGCATTATTCTACTACACGCTGTATATAGGCCGTTCCATTTCCAATCCATTTGCTTAATGTTCATGTTTTCATTTCGAATCCAATAGTTCAATAGAGTTTGATCTGTTGACCACTTCCATGGACCCATACCATCGACAAACATTTTGAATTCATGCCTATTGATAAATTCTTTTGGTGTCTGTCCGTTTAAGTATTTAGCAAAGCTCTTATTCATTAACATCATGCCCATATTCATGAAAGGAAATCCTGTACGAGGATTATAATCCCAATCAATCTTTAGACTTCCATACTGCATTCTGGAATAGTTTAGAATTTTTTGAGCATACCAATCAAACATTGGCATCTTTGCTTCAACACAACCACCGAAATCATATTCAGGTTCAAGCTCAAAGAATATGTCAGGTGCTGTTTCTCGAACATATATATCCGAGTCTATAATTGCAATCTGATCGTACTTATCGAAGTAGGAGAATGCATTTTCTTTTTCGTAAATTGGTAGATATCCGCCATGTTTTTCATATGACTCTTTGCTTCTATTCGTCATAAAAATATCTGGCTTGATACGCAAAAGAGGTTGACGCTGACATATGTAGTCTGCACCAATCCTCTCAGCATATTCTTTAACCGAATCTGTACACCAATCGTAGAGGTGTGAACGTTTTCCAACGTACACCTGATAAATCAACCTTTTCATAACTAAACTCGCTAGTTTACTTTTTCTTGTCGGCGTATGCGTTTGCACCAAAGTATGCTGCAACCAAGGCAGAAATTGCTACAAAATATGTAGGAGCAATATCTCCAATAATGCTGGCTGCTTTATCGTATCCGAGCATAGCTGTAATTAATATTGCTACTGGATAAAGTAGCATACCCATTAGGGCAAACCAAGTCATTGTTCTCATTGCATCACGTCTTGCATCAGCATCTTCTAATTCTTTTCTTTTGAATTCAAGATGCATTTCAATTTCAGCTGCTGAGATATGGCCATCACCATTGGTGTCAGCTTTGTCAATAACACCTGGCTCGACCGTCTTCGGTTTCTGTTCCTCTGACATATTCGTACTCCGTAAGGATTTCTTTTGCTAATTGCATTGCATTATCAAAACCATTACGAAGTGAATTGGATCGATGTCCATTCTCAACAAACCACTCAAGAGTATTTATACAAGACCCTTTAACTGGCATCGAATACGACGATGTGAGTTCTTCGAACTCCCACCTTTTATTTAGAACTTGGAAGAAATTGTAACTCATATATTGAGAGCCTTTTCGATTTCAGGGAACAAATATTCTTCAATGTCATCTTGATCACATTGAAATCTGATACCGATACCACCGGCTTGTTCCCACCGCTTGATGTTATCGATCTTGTCATCGATTAAGATGTTTGGTTTACCAGTAAGTCTGTTTACTGCATACTTATGTTTGTTTGAAGTAAAGATACAATTCTCAACTTCTGGCATGAAGTTCCATTTTTCAAGCCACTTACGTTTCCAGTAAGCTGAGTTGTTATGATCTCCACGAAGTGGTGAAGAGCAGATGCCCCAGTCACCAGTCTTTTGAACAAACTGTACGATTTTTTGAGAGTCGTTTGGAATATTGTGACCCTCAAAGCAAGGAATTTCGTAGAAGAAGTCTGTACCGACAAGATCGGCAAGAGCTTTTTCTTTCTCTTTGATTGATTTCCAATGATCAACTTTGTTTTTCTTAGCAAAGCTTCCAAAGAAGTCGGCGATTACGCCATCCATATCTAAATAAACTGTCATATTTTCTCTCCTCTTATGTCAATTTCTTTTTCCATTATTAATATAGTACCACAGTTTTCGGCAAAAGTAAAGGAAAAAGTGATTAACATGTTAAGCAACTTCGAGGTTTCCTTCCTTAATAGCTTTACTGATAATTGATGATGAGTGGTTGTGCATTACCTTCAACCAGATGTCCTTACCAAACTGTTCAAGGACTGCATCCATAACAATCTGACGATATGTAGGATGTACACGATCTTCAATGTTATCCCAATATTTACGGTCTTGACGAATGCTATAGCGATAGACTTCAAGATGAGTATGGATAGGTGGCTCAAACTTGAAAGTGCTGTACCAGTTTTTCCTACGATTTCCAAGACCATTGTTGAAAAGATCATGGATGAGGTTAGTGGCACGACGATAACGATCGAGTGCTTTGTTCTTTGACTGAGGGAACTCACACTTACCTTCGAAAGGTACTAACTCTTGAAGCTCTTCCATAATAGGCTCAAGGTCTGACATTGTACGATCCATCCACATTACACAATCTCCGCTTTTTGCAAAACTTTATAAGCTTTGACAGTTTTTTCACTTTCGTCATAGTAACCTACTTTTTGATAAGTAGCTTCCATTTCGTCAGCCAACCAAGCTACGGTCATACCGTAGAAGTTTTCAGCACGATCTTTAAAGATCTTTTTTGCAGTTTCGATTTTCATGATTAGCTCCACTTCTCAATTTGCTTTTGCTTCCACTTCTCATGTAGTGAGTTGTAGTAGCCTTCATCCAGTTTGCGCATTACGTCCACCGGAGCAATGCCATTCTTGATCATGTCAAAGTATTCGGCAACTTCGATACCAGACTTCAGCAACCACTTTTTGAAAGCACCTTTGGTGACAAAACCACCAGTATACTTCCAACGACCAACGATCTGGCCATAAGGAGCTTCAGCTGTACGGTAACGGAGATAAGCACCGTCATTAACAAAGAGATCTTTTTCAAACATGAATATTCCTTCCTTTTCCATTTTATAGATCTATTATATACTATAAAAAATAGAAAGTAAAGGAAAAAATGCACTTTTTTATTTAATTAGAACAATGGCTTACGTTTTTTTTGAAAAAAAGTGAATTAGCCGTGGAACATTTGGCGCCTATTGTACTCATCACGCCAATAGATTAGCTTATCGATCCAATCGTCACGCTGTTCGATATACATGACAGGATGGAAATCATCCACATCCATAACAATGCGGAGATGTTGTACAGGCATGCCGGTTCTTTCTTCCCACATGACTGCGTAACCGGCACCTTGCATGAAGTAGTTGGGGATGTCTTTCTTTTTCTTTGGTCGACGAGATGTCTTCCAATCGATAATAGTAGGCTTATGATCCCATTCAACTACAGCATCACAGGTACCTGCCAACTGAAGGTGGTCACTGTATAGTGGAACCTCGGTACCGTATACCTTTGTAACATGCTTGTCAATAAGAGGTTTGAGATTTTGAAGAGATTGCTGAATGTGTGGTAGGTAGTCACTGGTATCTTCGCCATGCAAATACTTTTCAATAATGGCATGAACCTGTGTACCGCGTGCTGCAGCACGTCCACCAACTCGATTGGCTTCTTCTTCACCTACACGCTTACGCCATGCAGCAATCTTATCCTCATTTACGAGGGAGAGTACTGTAGTAACGCTAGGGTAAGCATTGCCATTAAGAGTAACATAGCGCCTACCATCTGAATGTTCAGCGCGATCCAGTGTTTCATAACCAAGATCAATTTTTTCATGTATAAACTCCATATTATTCCCATTTCATCATTTGTTTAATTTCATCAGAATTATATTCTACCATATTTCCGGAAGAAAGTAAACAATAACCTGACTCTGTTTGTTCAACTACTGCGTTTCTTCCTTCTTCGTTTACTAGAATAAATGTTACTGCTGGTGTTGTAGTACCGCTGCTCATCCATGCAACACCACCTAGCATTACTAGAGGATACACACCTTCATCTTCCCATGCTTCAATCAGCGAGTCTAAGGCCGGTGCACAGTGTACTGGTTTTGCAAACATTTGTGATGCATCTGCTCGTGGCATAAAAAATATAAATGCAACCATCACGATCCAAAATGCAAAAAATGCGTATATTGCTTTTTTCATATCATTTGAGTCCCATTAGCTCTTTTGTCATGATATAGTCTCGTACTATACCAGATCTTACAATGTCATCCCAACCGAATTGTACGACCGAGAAGTCTTTCATTCTTTCTACTATATTTAGGAACTTTGCTAGACCGTTCCTTTCCCCCTCGTGTTGAAAGTCGGTCTGAAGATAATCACCACAGAAAATAATCCTGCAGTTCTCACCGACTCTCGTCATGACAGAATCGAGTTCATGAAAATTCAAGTTTTGCATTTCATCAACAATTATGATTGCTCTATCAAATGTTCTACCTCTTAAGAAAGAGGTTGTTTCAAATTGCACTACATGTGAATTTGTCAGCTTATTGTAACCCGCTTTGTCTTCCATAAGTTCTTCACAAATAGATTTATAAGGTGCTTCATATGCTGTAGTCTTTTCTTCAAGCTTCCCTGGCAAGAATCCAATCTCTCTTACAGGTACAACTGATCTCATAACAATAACTTTATCGTATTGCGTAGATCTTTCTAATACAGCTTCCAATGCAAGAGCCATTGCAATAAACGTTTTACCTGTTCCTGCTGAACCTGCTAGAATAAGGTTTTCACCTTCATCCCAAAGATCAAACGCTTTCTTTTGATTGACCGTGATTGGCTCAAACTCTTGCAAATCTTCATATCTAACTTTTGAACTAGTCAATTGTTTATTGTACTCCCAGGGTGTCTTTTCTTAATTCTATCTAAGTGATCACGCCAATCACTACTCGTCTTACCAATTGTACTACCGGCCTGTGAAATAAATGACACCGGCTTCAATACCTTTTCTAATTTATATTCATCACAAATTTCTTGTAATTCTTCATAAGAACAATTGATGTCCCATTCGGTGCCATCACCATCAATCCTTCGTACTGTATATGTCGGCACTAGCAATTTCTCCTTATAAACCAATCTGGTTGTTCTCGTCTTGTCCATACCATTTTGAAACGATCCTGTTTAGTTTGATAGAATGCACGATAAGCTTTTACTGGATCTTCCAATGCAATGCATTCTGGATTCGATTTCATGGCCAGCTTGAACGGCGTCATTTCACCGTTGCGATATGGTATATTTAGTGGTTTTGTTTCGAGGACTTCGCGCAGTTCACGGTCGGTCTTGTGTACTTTGCCATAGCGGAAGGTATATTCCTGGCACAATGCTGCAAAGTGTAGGTAGTGCCAATCATAGTTGGCTGCACTTTCCATAGTCCATACAGTACATGGATGAGAGTGGTGTACAGCTTTGTAAAGTAGAGATTCGAATTGATTGTCAAGCTTGTAATACTTGACCATAGTCTTACCAGACTTTGATGGACGCTTTTCCATAGTGCCATCGAGAATACGATGAGCAGTGGACATCATTTGAGCAGATTCCACAATCATTTTAGGAACATGCTTGTCACACTGCCACATGGCAGATACTATAGGACATTCGTCAAGAACAAATAGATTCATAATAAAAACCCTTGAAATTTAGCATTATGTATATTATACCAAATTTCAAGGGAAAAGTAAACCATTTTTTTATTAAGTTGCTTCAGCGATCCTCCTCTCTAAGAACTCTCGTTTTTCCATAATGAGTTTCACTCTTTGCAAAAATCCTCTTCTTTTGAGTTTGTTGGCATATGTTTCGAGTTCAACGGAATCTTGTTTGAGTCTTTCGAGCTGAATTGCTGTCATGGGTTAATTTCTCCGGTTAAGTTTTGTCTAGAAGTAATCCTGGAAAGGCCTCCTCTACTACATTACGTGTAATACCTTTTGGCTTTTCCTTTTTTATCATACTAATAACGAGCCTGGCGTCATTTGGATCGACAGACTCAATCAAACCAATGAAAATACTTTCGCGTTTAAACGATGGCATCTTTGTGCCAGGTCCGCCTTTTACGAAGTATTTGAAATCTGTGTTTCTGCGAAGGAGATTTGACGGAGCGTTATGTCCATCATTGGGTGTGTAAGGTGGTTCACCGGCTGGTAGCAGCCAGTTGACAGTGGAATCGAATGTTCCTCTAAGAATATCTTTTAGAGCCCAGCTTTCGTTAGCTTGCAAAATAGAAATCTTATCTTCTTTTTTTCTCGCCTTGCCGGCCTTATCAATAACTTCATGAACTAGTAATTTCATTATCACCTCTAGTTTATTTATAACTTCAAATGTCTTGAGTGTATCTTACAACCTATGAATTCGTTGTACCACTCGTCGGAAAGAAGTACGTCATTATCGAACTGAGCCTTTGCTTCAAAGTAGGACATTTCTCCCTTTGTTCGGCATAGTCGTATGATGTCTCTTCTGTATCTCTCGGATCCCCGTTCCTCCACAAGTAGTTGGAGCTCCTTATTAGATCCGTAATACTCTCTCCAGTCTGAGGGAGTCCTTGTTCGAACGCGTCTATTTCTTTTAGAATTTTTAGGTAGTACCTTCGGCTTCCAGAAGTTCTTTTTACCGAGATATTTTTTATTTGTATCCAGTTCTGTGATGACATATACGAAGCCCTGGTATTCTTCGGGAGTTGTGTCAAAAGGTTCATTGTTGTAATACCACATAAATGTATTTATTCATCGTATTCCTCGCTCAAATCAAAGTCGAGATCCCGATGTGCTTCGGAGTGTGCACGCCTTCCACACATCGGGCAAAACTCAGGAGCATCGGACGCTGTAATGTAAGTTATCGCTTCACATTCTTCGCATTCGATTTTAAACTCCATTATGCTACCTTATCCCAACCCCAGTCACCTTCCATGCCGTTGACTGAATATTCGGTTACACGCTTCTCAAAGAAGTTATCATGAGATGCGCCGTTAAGTACCCAATCCAACCAAGGGAGTGGATTATCCTTTTGCTTGAAGATTGGTTTCATTCCAAGCTGTAGCAACCTACGGTCAGCAATATGTCGAATGTAATCTCTTACTTCTTGCTTTGTCAAACCTTGTACTTCATCAGTACCGTTGAATGCAAGCTTGATAAATGCATCTTCGAGTTTGACTGCGGCCTTTGCCATTTCGTAGATTTTTGACTTGAGTTCATCGTTAACGATACGTGGATGTTCGTCACAGAACTCTCTGAATAGTTTAGCAATACCTTGTACGTGCATTGATTCGTCGCGGATTGACCATTCAACAATCGTACCCATACCTTTCATCTTTCCAAAACGCTGGAAGTTGAGCAGCATAACAAAGGATGCAAATAGTGACATACCTTCATTAAATACAGATTGAGCCATGATCAAAGCCAGACCCATCTGCGTATTAGGATTACCTTGTGACATAAAGTCAATCTTATCTGCCATCTCAGAATATTCAAGGAATGCATGGAACTCTTCATCCGGCAAACCAAGTGTATCGTTTAGCAGAGCATATGCTCTTTGGTGGATTGCTTCTCTATTGGCAAACGAACCAAGCATATTACGTACTTCGTTATTTTTAAATTTAGGAATCAAAAGCTCGTAATAGTTTTCACCAACCTGTACATCCGACTGAGTAAACAGACGCAGCACCTGTGTAATGAATTCTTTTTCTTCCTCGTTTAGTTTTGTCCTCCAATCCTGGACGTCTTCGGACAGTTCTGCTTCGTCCTCAACCCAGTGGATTTCTTCGTGTTTCTTTGTTAACTCTACCGCCCATGGATAGAGAAATGGTTTATATGTTTTTGATGCTTCTAATAGACCCATGTTACCCCTCGCAAGCTCTGCATTCTTCTGATTCTGTTGTTTGATAAGATGTGTTCAAGAACTGCATAAGTTCATTGTACCCACCTACGTATTTTCCTTCAATGTAAATTTGTGGCACGGTTTTAACTTTCCGTCCAGTTACTTCGGCAGCCGTCTTACCAATCTCATCTAGATTAATAAAATCAAATGGCATACCTCTCAATGATAATTCTTCTTTTGCTCTTGTACAGTATGGACAAGTGTTACGTCCATAAACGATAGAACGTGTATCTTCCTGTAGAACATGTCTTTCGACTTTATCACCTACAACCTCAGCTCTTTGCTTTGCTTCCGTCCGTAGATAGTATAGACCCTTTAGCCCATTTCTCCAAGCTTTGATATGAGCTCGATTGACATAAGACTTGTCAGCTCCGGCTGGGAAGAAGAGATTGACTGATTGTCCTTGGCAGATATACTTCTGCCTGTCTGCTGCGTGCTGTACAACCCATTCCTGGTCGAGTTCTTGCGCAGTCTTGAATACTGCCTTTTCCTGTTCTGTAAGTTCCGGAATATGTTGGACCGATCCTTTCTTTGTGATAATCGACGTCCACGTACTTTCATTGTTGATTCCATTTCTTTCCAATACCTCTTCCAAATACTTGTTCTTAACGAGAAAAGAACCTGCACGAGTACGATGTGTATAGGCATTTGCTTTCAACGGCTCGATTGATGGACTGGTTGACAAGATAATACCTGAGCTGGCGTTAGGTGCAATTGCAAGAAGGTGAGCATTTCTTACGCCACTACCTTCACCGTCTGGATATTCACCTCTATCCTTTGCCAAAGCTTTAGATTGCTTTCTTGCTCTATCCTTAATAGTAGCAAATACCACTTCATTAATTTCTTGTGCTAGGTCAGACTCCCATGCTACACCTTGTGATTGGAGAAGCGAGTGGAATCCCATTGCGCCAAGTCCCAAAGACCGTTCTCTTTGAGCTGAGTAACGAGCTCTGGATATAGAATCAGGCGCATTTTCGATGAAGTATTCGATGACATTATCCAACATCGTAATAAGATCTTCGACAATGTTGGAATCCTTCCACTCTTCGTATAGCTCAAGATTAAGAGAAGAGAGACAACAGACAGCAGTGCGATCATCGGACGTAGGCAAATGAATTTCATTACAAAGATTAGATCCATGGATCTTGAGTCCTTTATCCTTTAGTTCCTGCGGTAGATACTTATTAGCGGTGTCAATAAAATTAAGATATGGTTCACCTGTACGGAAACGAACTTCAATAATACGTTCCCACATTTTACGTGCATTTACAGTTTCAGATACCTTACCGTTTGCTGGATCTTTGAGATCCCAATCATTATCATTAATGACAGCTTCCATAAAGTCATCTGTAATATTAATTGCATTATGTAGGTTCAATGCTTTGCGCTGTACATCACCTGTAGGAATACGCATATTTAGAAATTCAACAACGTCAGGATGCGAAATATCCATGTATGCTGCATAGGATCCTTTACGTGTCTTACCCTGACGATATGCAATCATATCAGCGTCAACAGTATGCAGAAAAGGAATTGGTCCTGGCGCTTTGTCAGATACAGTTCTTACGTCAGACCAATGTCCACCTACTCCACCACCAAACACAGAAAGCCATCTCAATTCTGACGAATGAGAAATCAAACCTTCAAGTGTATCTGGAACATATGTCAAGAAACACGAAATAGGTAGTCCTTTGTCTGGTTGTGATTTACTTGGCGCGTTTGAAAGCACCGGTGATGCAAACATAAACCACTTATTTGAAACGTAATCATATAGGCGTTGGGCTAAGTCCCAATCTGTTTGTCCTTGATAGGTCGCCCATGCTTCAGCAGCACGTGCGTAACCATGTTGTGGCGATTTCTCATCGCCCCTTAGATAAAAATCTTTGAGCATGCCAACCGCATAATCGGTAAGGTTGTCATCCTTCTTTAAATTGAGTGTAATAGCCATTGCAGCCCCTGGTTGAGGTTGTTGAAATTCTTTTTTATTTGATGGTAGTATTATATATTATTTACGGGTTTTTGTAAACCATAAAATACACATTAATCAGAAAAATATTTTTCTATCATTTCAATTCTATCAGTAGCTGCAGCCATCTTATCAAGCTCTTCTTGAATAGCTTCTACAATATCACTATGCTCACCAATGCCTACACTTTGATTCATGTAGACCATGATATTAGTTTTTGCACGTTCCAAGTCACCTTCGGCATGCATACGTGCAGCTTTTGCCAATTGTTTGTTCATATCCATAATTAGTTATCCTTTATTTAATACCATCTATCTTAGCACCAACTTTGCGATGACCATTCCATGCAAGCCAACCGCCTACACGTAAAGCCCAATATGCAAGATTGTTTAAGAAGTGGAATCCATTTTGTTCAATGTTAATATCTCTAAAGATTTGATCTGCTTGTTTCTGAGTAATTGTACCCATTGTTGACTTCTTATTTTTCTTTAGTAGTGTTTCATATTTATATGCATAGTCATGAACCAATCCACCCATAAGAAGTACGCCTGTTGGCGATAGCCATGTATGTAGAAACTTTGGAATAGATGCTCCATCAAACTGGAATCCACCTGGGATAACATACCATTCGCCATTTATTTTAAATGTCCAGTCTTGAGCAACCATCCAATGACGTGTACCTGTAAGCCACATCCAGATTGCGCCCCAAAAACCTTTGCCAGCTGTTGGAATCTTAATCGGCTTAAGCTGTGGCATTTCTACATATTCGAATCCAATAATTTCTTCTTCACAATCAACTCCAAGCTTGTTGATAATCCATCCTATGATAATTAGAATTCCTACGATAGTGAATTGCCACCAAGTGACAAGTTGATCGATGATGAAGTCCATTATTCCGTCTCCTGTTTTTCTTCCTCCGTCACTGCCTTTTCATAATAAATGATTATTTCTGTTTGTTGGTTTAAGTATCTACGAATGTCTGCAATGTTCAATGCTAAGTTTTCATAGTCTTTCATACTCAGGGCGACAAATGCTAGATCACCATAGATGCCGGTGAATTCTTTTACAAATTGTTCGTAGTTATCTTTAGTAACTACAAATACGCGAGTATCATTGAGTTGTACCGGCTTCGGTCTCGCTACTACCGGTATCTGAACCTTCTCCACCTGAGTTACTACTTTTATCTCCGGCTCCGGGCGGAACCCGCTGCAGCCACCCAGGAAGAGGACGCTCGCTACTGCCGCCAGTGTCACCCATGAAGTCGCGCCATAAATTTGCTGTAGCGCCATTCATCTTTCCTTCTAAAACTTTTGAATCTCTCATAGCCTCAACCACTAGGTCTAGATCACTTAGCTTTCTTCTAAGTTCATCTCCATAAGCTTCGGCTTTTTGTAAATCTTGTTGTAATGATTTGTTGAGTGCAGACATCTTAGCCATATCGCCTTGTAGTGTCTTAACACTCTCTTGTGCTGTATTTACTGCTACTTCAAGTTTTGAATTATTTTCACGAAGTGTAGCAATTGTATTTTGTGTGGTGTCATAATAATATTTTGCACCATAGCCTATTCCAGCTAAAATAGCCATAAGGGCTATCATACCATAAACTTTAAGCATTATATAATTCGCGAAATCTCTTCAGCAATGTTGGATTCTTTTTCTTTCTGCGATCCATTACATTATGTGTAGTAAATCTCGGCCCCATCTGTGTATCTGCAGGATTAGGAATCGATGCAGTTGTTGTTGCTTCTTCGCCTTGAGCACTCTTCATTGCTGCAGCTGTAGGTGCACCCTTTTCACCTTTCTTCCGCATTCTTTTGCCGGAAGCTCTGCGCTTTCTAATGTTGTCCCATAGGCTTTCTTTTTGCATTTCTTTTGTTTTCTTTTTCATGGCATTGATGTACTTTCTATAAACTGCTGCTTCTGCTGTTTTGCCCATTACTCTTGCTCTTTGTTCCATTGCAATTGCTGCTTGTATTTTATGAGCATGAGTTTTACCTGAGCTCTTTATCTTTGCAACACTTGCTTTGGCTGTTTCAACATCTTTGAAACCCAAGCCTTTGATTGTGCCTTTTGGATTCTCGTCTGTGTAAAGATCGCTGTGCTTTTTTGAATTAGCAGGCTGTCCTTTCTTACGAGGAATCCTCTTATTCATTTATAAATCTCGCTAGCTGTTACGTAAATTTGTTGTCCTGTTTTGATATGTGTGGCTTCATATATGTCCACACCAAATACATCACCAACTGGAAAAGAATCATCATGTATTTTAATCTGATCCTTTGGCAGTACCATTTCTTCATGAGTGCTGTTCAACATCTTAGCTTCTTTGACTCTATAGATTCCAGGTGACATCTGCCTGTCCTCTAATACAAACCATTGATTCTCTTCATTCAAGAAATCTAATACATCTACTCCTGCTTTATGCATTGCTTTCTGAAGGCAATCGTCGGTAAGATTGTATTTTTCTTTAATGAGAAACAAAGCAGCGGCGAATGAGCCGAGCTTACTTCCTCCACCAGGGATTTTACTGAGCAGGCGTTTAATGTTAGCACACAGACGAATAAAGGGAGTATAAGAAGACTTTTTTGCATCGGTATCCATTTTGACGTCTTTGATACGTTTGCCATCTTTATCGATCAACCCTTCTTTATACGCGTCCCAGTTTTCCCACTTCATTACCAACATACGAATGAAGCGAAAAGTATACGCTAGGTCTGCCGCTCTTTTAACTAATCCCATTAAATCTTCCTCAGTACCTCTATAATCGATTGGTCCATCGCAATTCCAGTATATTGATCATCTCTAATATATTTCAAATAAACTAAAAATGGTTTTACTACTGGCCAATGTTTTTCAGTCAGCTTAAGCTCTAAGATATTCAGGGCGGCCTCAATACCAAAGGAGTTGAACACTACTATCAAATGATTGAGTATCAACCTCTCGGCGAGCTCGCCCTGATCTAGATATCGATTCAGCAATCTTTTGATATACTTAAATCTTTTCAAATCCTCATGGAATTCTTCGATGTCGGAGAACTGAGGATTACGATAATGCTTTGCTGCATAAAGAAGAACATTGTCTTCGGTGAGTTCATTGAATATCATCATAAAAATATATATTCAAGTTTATTCTTCGTCCATCACCGCTTCAAGTTCTTCGATAAGATCAGCTTTACTCTTCCTACGATCCAGTTCAATGCCGTAGTCACGTCCTAGATCTTCTAGTTCTTTCTTTGACATTGATTCGAGATCGTAATATTCATACTCTTCTTCATCATCGTCTACTGGCTCAGGCATTGCTTCGATAAGAACTTCTGGCGCGCCGCCACCATGCCATTCATCAATTTGAGCTTGTGTATGTTTACTAGATTTGAAGAGTTCACCAGTGTTTGGATCTTCCCAACCACGTAGAGTTGGAACTGCATCCTTACACCAACCAGGAGCTTTAATCGCCATTTTTCATTCCTTTGTATGCTGCTGCAATTTTGTTAATAACATTTTTATCGCCGATCTTAGAGTCATTGTCTCTAGCCTTTCCGTTAGGTCCAGCACGTCCGGCCTTGGCTGCATCATCGATACCCTTTGCATGTGTATCGTCAGTTTCGCCTTTCTTATGATCGTCCTTCATCTTCTTGGCCATACCACCTTCGTCTTCCTTATGCTGTGGCTCAGCCTTAGCACCAGATTGATTAGGTTGTTTAGCTTCCCAAACAGACATCAGTCGATCACGAATCGTTGATTCCTTCTTAGGATTCATTTTTACATCTTCCTCACCGCCGTTTTTCTTCGGCTCGTCTTCTTTATCACCAGCCTTTGAAATAGCTTTACGACGCTTGTGCAGATATTTATCTGAGCTATCTACATCGCCATCGTTATCAATATCTTTGTCTTTACGATCAGCAAACTTTTTCTTAACGGCTTTAGGATCTACTTTATCCATACCTTCACCGTCATCAGACTTGTCGTTTGATGCGTCTTCATCAGCTTTCTCTGGCTTTTCGTGTGTATAACCCATCTTAGCATACTTTTCATGATCTTCAGGCGTTTTAGCCTCAACCTCTTTACCGGTTTTAGGATCATACATCTTATGAGGATATTTTACCTCGTCATTTTCTTCTT